TGGTATTTAGTCGTCATGCTGCGTACTCCTGATACTCATCCGGAGCCAGTTCGTAGAATCGGAATGTCGGGCCGTCAAACCCAATGATCACCGAGCCTGTCGCTCCGTTGCGGTTCTTCGTGACAACAATTTCAGCCTTTCCAAGATTTTCCTGCTTTGGCGTGTCGTCGTACTTCTCCTGCCGATGAACCATCATGATCAGGTCAGCATCCTGGGCGATCTGTCCGGATTCCCGCAGGTCGCCGTTCGTTGGCTTGCGCTTGGCCTTCTCCACGTCCTTGGTCAATTGCGAAAGCACCAGGAAGGGCATTTCAAACTCCATCGCCATGCGTTTCAGTTCGCGCGAAACCATGCCGAGCTCCTGCGTTCGGTTGTTCGGACTTGACTTGTCTGCATCCATCAGTTGGATGTAATCGACCATCGCCATCGAAATTCCGCCATGCTCGCGAGCGATGCGCTTGAGTACAGCCCGCATCCGCGCCGGGGTCATCATCCCGGCCGGGACAATTTTCAGCATCGGGTTCTGGATGCGCCGGATCCCGACAAGCATTGCGCTGATTTCCTCGTCGGTAACTCCGCCGCGCCGTATTTTCGAGTAGTTGATTTTCGACTCGGACGACAGCATTCGTCGGCCGATGTCGTTGGCCGGCATTTCCATGCTGAACATGACGCACGGCTTGGAGCAATGATCCAGCGCCGCCCGCATCATGTTGACGGCAAATGCGGTCTTTCCCATTGAGGGAGGACCGGCGACGACAACCATGGAGCTTTTTTGCAATCCGTCCGTAAGGTCATCCAGAGATCGGATACCAGTGGTCATGCCGCTAATCCCCTTGTTCTCCATGGCGTACCCTAGGTCATCCCAGACGCGACGGCCAAGGGTTACGCCGTCAACGACCTCGATGTCATCGGACAGGTTTCCGGCCACGACATCGGACAGGATGCTTTCGGCCTCTCCGAGAACCTGCGCCAGATCCTTCGCCGCGCTTTCGTTTGCCAGCTCCGTGATGCGCTGGCCTGCCATGGACAACATGCGCTTGATTGACCGCTGGCGGATAATCTTCGCTTTCATCGCGATGTTTACCGGCGTCGAAGGGCACTCGATCACAATGTGACGCAGGACATCCAGGTAACGCTCGCGTCCCGTGTCGATCAGGTACTGCTCCAGCGATGACGCATCAAACGGGCGCTTTTTGCTGTCAAGGTCGATAATCGTGTGCCAGATGGCACGGACTGACGGATTTGCAATGTCGGCTTGGTTGATGATCCCGCGAACCTCGTCAAGTGCGTCAGGAAATGACAGCACGCAAGCTACGATGTCGTATTCCTCAAGTGGGGCGTTGCTCATTTGAGTTGCTCCCCCAGTGCCCTGAATTGTTCTTGTGTCATCGTTGGCTCATCCATCTTGATCGGGACATGGAGCCGCGTGACCATCCATCCCGGACCATCGCTGACTGGTTCTTGAGTGGGTTTTGATGGGATCTGGTAGACGTTTTCCGGCTTCGGTCCGTTCTTCAGGCGTTTCACAAGGTAACTAGCTAAGCCTCCGTGCCAGTCATGCTTCGTGCATGATTCCTGTTTGCGGAAAGCGAGTGACCGAAAGCCAGCAAGAATCTCCTCTGTCAGATCTTCCGCAGTCACAGGTTTCCCGTTGAGCATTCCGTTCGGTCCGGCAAAACGCAGATGGTCATTCAGAATTTTTGCGTCAGGAGTCCATTCAGCCGTCATCGGAAACCTGATGCGCTCGTCCTGCTCCTGGCGCTGCTTGTCGATCGTTTCGCGCAAGCGTGCTTCATCGTCATCGGAAGATGATGTATTCATTGCTGTAGTCATTGTAGTAATCATTGTATTAACGGATTGCGCTTTTGTCGTTTCACGAAATGCGTTTTCGTCGTTCGGGGATTGCGCTTTCGTCGCTCGCGGATTGCGGTCTTGGCGTTCGCGGATTTCAGCCTTTTCGCCAGCCAGCAAAGCATCAAAAACGGCCATATCAATCTTGAAATAGATGCGATGCTCGATGCGCTTTTCTGTCTCAATCAGCACGCCCAAAGCACGCAATTTCTCGCGAGCCGTAGCCTGTTCACGGTATGAAAGTCCGGTTTCGTTCTGGATGTCATCGGCCGTCTTGTACACGCCTAATTCGCTGCTTGCCTTGTCTTGCCAGTAGAAAATCTGGCCAAAAAAAAGCACCGCATTGACGGACCCAAGGATCGGCACAAGGCCAGGATGATAGGCAATCGGGCGGCCTATTTGCTGCATGATGTTGGAATAGTTCATGCGAAATTGCTCAGCATGGCGGGAACAAAAGGAAATATTTGAATCGTGTATTGGCCGTCAATCAAGATAAACTTCAAGAATGACTTAGATTCCAAGTAACGAAAAGAAGAAGAAACGATCAGGGAATTGAACCCAGTAAGGTCGCTTATTTGCTGATCTGTCAGCTTGAATGCTTGACACCCGTAACGGCCAACAAAAACACCAGGAAGGAAAATAGCGGAAGTTTGGACGGATATGTCCTGTGATGTGTTCATAGATTTTGCCCTGTACGCCCTGAAAAAGAGGATGCTGGCGGCCTTACAGGGCAGTTGGCTTTGTCAGCGGAGAGCTAATCCACTCAAGCCAGCATCAACATTTTACCGCTATCAATCGTCCTTGACAAATGATCCGTTAACCATGCGCCCTGTCCGTTGGCTGATGACGTTGTAAGCAGATTCAACGCACTCGCGCAGGCTCAGGCCTTGAAAGTGAGCCTGGATTATCAGGGTAACGACGATGTCGCCGATGCCGTCCTTGATTTCCGGCAGGTCTTTTTTCAGGACTGCGCGGGCGGTTTCGCCGACCTCCTCCATGGTTTTCAGCATTTGCGAGTTTGGAGTTGATCCTGCAAATATTCCGCGTGATCCAGCCCAATCAATAATAGATTTTTCAAGGTCATCCAGATTCATGTTTTCAACCCTCGTTTGTCGAAATAGACGCCAGTTGCATGGCCTTTTTTTCAGCCTTCATTTGCTTGAACCGTTGGTATGCTTGGCTTTTAGGCTGCGTTTGTCCAAGACCTTTACACCAATAGTCATTGCGCAAAATACACTTTGCCATACGCCTCCATGATGGAGCCCATTGCTTAGATTCAAGTTGAGATGGAGCCTCATCAGGAATCACGGAATAACCCCTTCTGTGCCATCCTACAATGAACTTTTTAAACCTGATGGTGTAATGAGCCCTCATTTTTGGCGGAAGTGTTTTCAAAAGCAAGTTAGTAAAGCTCTGCCATGTATGCCCTGGAGGAAGTGTCACCTTGTCATAACCATTGATGTTTCCTGTTTCATTGATGTACAAAGCGCCACTATTTGCTCCGTTAACTCTGGCTACCAATTTAAACCATGTTTCTGGTTCAAGGATGTGGTAAAGCCAAAGACCTTTACGTTGGTCATCGCCAAAAGGTTGACAAAGTCTCTGGTCAGATAAAGGAACTCCAGCCATCTGCATTTTGTCGTATATTGAATTATGCGGAAGATGCGGATAATTGGCATGAAATCTCCAAATATCCTCAGTCAACCAATCATAAATAGGATACACGTTGTACACGTCATCAATGATTTTTGTTGTCCACCTCCATCCCTTGATCATCAAATCCTTTTTTTCCCATGTTGCAATGGCGCAATAACGATGTAGACTTTCCTGCGCCCTGATTCCAATAAAGCCAGCAGTTTTTTTACCCTGCCCATACCATCGCCCAAACAAGACAATAAACTCTTCAAACTCAATTCCATCCTCCATTTCATCCATGATAAAAGGATAGTCTTCAACTCCTTTTGCAAAATCAGGCTTTGGACGTATCCAGTCTTTTTCCCTGCATGGTTCCCAAGCAATCCATTGTGGCTCAAAATTAGTCAAGGCATTGCGAAGGCGCATCGGGACACAAATCCAATGCGGATCAATGTTGTCCTTATAAAGCTCAAACATTTCAAGTGTGTGCTTTATGGTATCTGCATATTGAGCCTCCATGTCAATGTACATGACGCCGACAACAATGCCTCTTTTTTTTGCTTCCTCCATCACCAAATGAAACATCACGCTTGAGTCTTTTCCTCCAGAAAAAGCGATATAGACTCGCTCAACCTCATCAAATGTTTTTGATATACGCTCTCTTGATGCGTCTAAAACACTGATGGGCAAATATTTCTTGTGTCCCATTTTAGTAAATCTCCGCTTGTCTGTCGGGAGATGCTTCCTCCATGCTTACCTCCGGCCGTCCATTCATCGACATCCACTTATTCAGAGCCTGTAGAGCCAAACTGTTTGCCTTTTGTTGCTGTTTTTCCGTCAACAGCCCGAATCCTCCACGGAACTCAGAAGGGATACCCATAGAGATACAAAGAGAAGCTTGCCCAAGCCACGCAATTCGATTCATCGCCGTGTTTGTCAGATAATGCTCGCAAGAATGCTTCCATTCCGTAATTACTCTACCCAAAGCTGACGCAAATTGCTCTTCATTGGTCAAAAGATCGCGATATGCGTTTTTGCAATCTTCGGCAGTCATCCCTTTCGGTGGTTTTGACTCATAAAACCCAGACTTATGACATTCCCATTTGTCAAAGGTATGGAAAACACGGCTTTCATCATCGGTGTTTGCTGTCCTCACCTCGACTTCAACATCTCGGTAATCATCAGCACTCCCTGAAATATCTTCATAGTCTTCCGGGTTAAATGCTCCTTCTGGCTCCCATGCCTTTGAGAACTCTTGACCAGAAAATATTTCAGAAAGACCACTAATCTGGCAAAGGCGGAGAACTTCATCCTTGTCCATGCCAAGCTCCTTGCAGATGCGATCATCCGACCAATTGCGTCGCTTCAGTTCAATGACCATTTCTGACATCGCTTCGACTTTGTGTTTTCCCCGTGCGCGATTGTGCCGCACGGTGGATGCCATTCGGCTTGCCTTGTCAGTTTGACTGCTGCGTATCTGAACAAGGGGAAGGTATCCATGGACTCTCAACTGAATGTCTTCGCATTCTTTGCCAACGCGATGACGGTGGAAACCGTCCACAACCTCAAACTTTCCTTCATGCTGCATTGATACAATAGGCTGCGTGTAGCCGTCAGCGGAAATTGATACGCGCAAAAGCTCCATTTCAGGAGGCGCTACGCTGTTTGGGTTGTAGTCGTTTGCGTGAACCTTGTCATTCTTTACCCACAAAACAAGATCAACAGGCTCAGATGCAAACGGGCTTTGCTCATGAATTGACTTGCGAAGCTCGTTGATGGCATGGATTCGCTCATCCTGGTTTAAAGGAGAAAGAAATCCGACAAGCGCATTCTTGAGTTGCTGGAGGTCTATTGCGCCTCCGAACAGGTCTTGTTGTTGTTCCATAAATCACCTATAAAAAAAAGACCCTGATGCTCCG